TGTTTTTATTTCTATTTTATCTCCCCATCTTTTTTTTAAAGAAGGAAGAACAAATTGTTGCATCTTCCAACTATCAATATGTAAAGCTAGACTTCCTGCAAACAAGGGATTAATAAAATTATGTCGTCTCCATTTTTTAAAGACAGTTCCTACTTTAAGAGTTGCTCCTATTGTGTCCAAATGATCATGTACATTAAAATCAGTTGCCATTTGTAAACAATCGGCAAAAGGGGGATTGGTGCTTTCTCCTATTCTTATTACGGGTGTAGAGGGATCAGAAATAGATGTAATTTTCCAATCCTTCCCTAACCATGTGCATAAATGGCAAAGAGTTTGAAGTCCTGCTGTTCCAATTCCAATAACTACTATACTTTTCAAATGTCTCTCTTTGATTTTTCTGTGTTAAAAAATATGGCTAAAATATATCTCTCCTTAAATGTAAAATCAGTAGCAGTGGTATGCCAACGTTGAGCATTATACAGGATTAATCTATTAGGGTAAGCACCCACACTAACATCAGGATGTTTATCCCAATGGTGTTCAAAAAAGACAGTTCCTCCACTTGTGGTTTGATCGAAATATAAAACAGCCGCTAGTTCGAAAGTATCTATATGAATCATTCCATAAGCAGCATTAGCTTTAGATCGTTGAACTTCTTCTATAACTGTTTTGCGCGCAATACACTCAAAATCTCTTTTATCTATTTTTTTCTGAATAAGGGCCTCCAATTTAGGAATAATGATATGATTATAAGTATGAAATTTTAATTCATAACAAGGATAAGCTTGAAATCTGTTACCATAATAAGTGTCTTTGGGTTGATAAGTCGCTTTGTATTTTAAGGTAGGAAGATCAGTTTTTAATTTTTCAAATAGTTTACGTTCTAGAAAATTAGGATGAAGATGAAAAGATCCTTGTTTTAAATGATTATACATTTTCAATAGACATTATATTGTTATAAGGCTGACCTGGCTGTCTGATCCTAATTTTCCTTTAATAAAAAAATTGGCTCCTATTATAATTCGAGGTTCAGGAGACTCATTAGGCATTGACCCATGGATAATGTGCCCGGGAAATAAAACAATATCTCCGGTCTGAACTGGGACGTCCCAGGTTTGACTATTGTAGATATTAAATTTATTAATAGTGTATTGAAAATTAAAGCATTCTTTAATGGAAGTGGTGCTTGCATAAAAACGGAGAGAGCCACTGTTACACTGAGCAAAATAAACTAAACTTATAAATGTATTGAGGTGCGAGTGAGGTTGATGAAAAGCGTTGGTGGTGTTGATAGTAGACCAACTTTGAGTAAGATAAATTTGATCTTTAATTTCTAATACATTTCGCACGTATTCTTTAGCCTTGTCAACCATAAATTTTTTGAGAGAAGCAAGAGATTTATTTTTTAATAAAGAAACATTCTCCGATAAATAGAATCCTTTATCAGGTTTTCTATATTTAGTTTTTTTTACTACATCCAATTCTTCTTTATTGAGATGATAAACATCTCTATCATAAGCAATGGGAATGGCTTTAAGATTCAAAAGTTCCATATGCATTCCCTCTTTACCAACATCACTTTTTAAACCAACCAGGAAGTCCTAAATGAGGTCGTTTATCAAAAAGGTTTTGTTCTGATCCTCGAGTTTTCTCATCGTTATAGTGTAAAAAAACTTGTGCGTAGTCTTTACCTTTAAATTTAATTCGCCAATGTTCTAAGTCACAACCTCTATAAACCAACATGTCCCCTGGTTTCAAATCAATTCCAACCCCTTTATTGCCAATAATTTTATAAGGAACATTTTCTAGTCGAGTCTCTGGATTCGTAGGATCAAGATATATAGACCATTCATCTCCTCCTAAATGCATGGTGGTAGAAATTTCACAGCTTGGTCTATCCTTATGTCTTTGAAGAATATCTCCTTTTTTATAGATTCTGGCATAGGCATAAGCCGGTTGTAATTTTAATCCTGTTGTCTTTTCCATAATCGGCTGACACTTCAACATTAAAGTTTCCATAACTATGTCTGCATAGCAAGAATAGGTATCGGGCATTTGTCCATCCGAAGGTTCATACTCACCTAATAAAATTTCATAGGGAGAAATATATCTAGATTTTAAACAGGTATCATAAACCTGTTTTTTCATTAAAAAATAATTATAAATAAAGGTTGCCATATCTTTTGAGACAGCTTGACGAATCACACAGTATTTATTTTTCTTAAAACTCATATAAGGTCCAATGATATTGTGTAACGATTAATTTTTTTAGGACTGTTCGGAGCGGAGTGAATTTTATTTGAATTAAACATAACGATAGAATTTTCTAATCCTTTTGTATATTCAATTTTGTTATTTTCTTTTTGAAACATTATTCCCAGATTTTCAGGACTATATAAATAATAGACTAAAGAATATTTAGAAGGATGTTTATGCCATACAATATAACTGCCATCAGTATAATTCGCCCAACATTTTTGTATACAATAAGGTGTGGTTAATTTATTTATTTTAGTAAGTAAAACATTTATTTCTTTGTATTCATGAAGATTAGAATCGGATTGTAAGCCTGGAAACAGAGGGCCTAAATCTTTTACTTTAGATTTTACAAATTTTAATAAAGATTTTCTTTCTTTATTTTTTAAAATATTTTTATGCGTTTTAAACATCTTTAGCCATCTCTTTAGGGATGGCCGTGATATTCCAATGGATAAATCTAAACGGTGCTTTACCGTGATCGACTGCATATCCATGTTCTAAATAACCTGGAAAAATAATTAAAGTTCCAGGTTTAGGTCTAAAATGAACTAACTCTGTGCCATGAAAGATACCTTTTAATTCAGGTTTCAGTTTTAATTTAGTAGATCTTGCACCTGTTCTTGGATCATGAAAAAGAGGATAAGAGGTTTTCTCACTACATTTTAAGAAATAAAATCCTGATACATGCTGATTCCCATGAATATGAGATGTGTGGTCACCTCCCCCTTTTTTAGAAAATTCTTGAACCCACATTTCAGAAAATATGGTTGTATATAATCTCATATCGTAACCATGGTGGTCTAAAAATTCCCAAGACTTTTGACCTATATAATTTCTGAAATCTAAAAAATCGTTATCTCTGGTTAATGGTGATGAATGATGAGATGTGCCAAAATCTCCGCTAGCTTTAATTAATTTTTTATCTCTTTTTCTAGCTTCTTTAATATACTTATCACTAGCTTTGTTTAATGATTTAACAAACTCTGGTTTATCTTCTGCCCATATAGGGGTTTTAAAATATTCATTTAAATCCATTACTTAAAAGGATATCCCAAATGCCATACGACAAGTGAATATCTTACTCCTTTGGTGACTGGTTTAACCCTGTGCCAAACAAAGCTAGGAAAAACAATAATAGAACCTTTGGGCAATATTTCGGTTACTTTCTTTAAATGTTGTGCCTCATCCCTCATTTGAGGTGAATATTGTCTAAAATCAAATTCTAATTCTCCGCCAGCATATTCCGAACCATCGGTTAATTGACAGGTCATAGACAATTTTCTAACTTTCCCATGCGAAGGAGTTTTAGGTTGGTCATAAGTTTTATCCCAACTATCGCAATGCCAATCGTAGTATTGGTTAAGTTTATACTTGGTAAATTGACAGGATTCTGAAAAGTCCCATTCAAAATTCCAGCCAGCTTTTTCATTAGCTTTATGGACAAAGGGATGTATTTCTTTATAAATCCAAGTATCGTCTAGCCACACCAAATCAGAATTTCTTTTATATTTTAAATTTCTAACTTCTTCTTTGTTTAAGGGTTTCTTTTTTAAATTTCTATTTATGCCTTGACCTCCTGTAATAGCCATGGTTTCTTTTTTATCTAAAGCATATTTAATAACCTCATCACAAAATCTTGGTGTGAGTGCAGCTTTAAAACACCAAAAGTAATTAGATAAATTCATATAATATTAAACCATCCTGTTACAATATATTTTTCTTCTTTATCAGAAATTACTCCCCTATGGCGATGAGTAAAATCAGAAGGCCAAATAAATAATGTTC